CGTTGTACTGGCTGTCTAGTTGTTTTTGGGTTTCTGCAATAGCTACCCGCCGCACTTCTTTGTCTTGAGCCGTTACAACTTTTTCAGCAGCTTTTTTATCCTCTTTGGTAAACTCTGTCCACACAGCGTTCCCCGCACGAATCGCACTAGGCGACCCTTTATTGGCCTGTACGCCGCTTATGTACTCGTCAACGTCAGCTCGTTTTAAAGTGCCGTCTTCTTTTTTCTGGCGCAGAGTGGACAACCCGTCATTCACCATAACGGCGGTGTTGTACTCAACTTCTTTTTCCTGTTGAACTTTGACCTGATTCGAGAGCTGGCGTTGACGCGCGTAAAACTCTTCGGTGTCTGTGCCTTCTACGACATCCCCAAACTGGTCGATACGTTGGTTTAACAGGGTGATGTCGCCCGTACTGGCGGTTTGCGCCAAATAGTTCCGAGCGGCATCGCTTTTGTATTTACGCATTTCCACTTCGGCGGCCGGCCCGTATACGTTCTGAAAAGTTTTAAGGTTAATCGGGTCCTCGGAAAATTGCTGTAGTTTAGTCCGCACCTCGGCTACCGACATGTCAGCGCTGTTAGTGCTTAGTTTAAGGGAGTCCCCAATTCGAGCAGCATTGGCCGCCCCGATTTCAGGGATTCGCGTGTTGAGATAATCCCCAAACTGTTGTTGTTTTGACGCCAATTCTGTTTGAAAGGCTTTCTTCGTCATCAGCTTTAACGTGGGGTCTTGTATCTTCTCAAGGCGCTCGTCCGCTAGTTTTTGTGCGCTTTCCGACCATTTGGCCATGGCGCCTTCCGTGGTAAATCGGAAGTCCTGCCGCAACGTGTTATCCATGTCGTTTAACGAAATGCTTAACGCCGCTTTGTCCCCGCCTACCTGCGTTTCTTTTTGGAGGGTATCCAACGCTTTGGCGGCGGCCCGTTGTTCCGAACGAATGCGGTTTTCTTCTTGAACTCGTAAACGGTAATCGGCTTCCGCTACATCCATAATTGACGAGCCGATTTTACCGATAGTGGTACTGGCATTTTGAAACGCCGTGGCTGTCGCTGTATCGACTCCTGGTGTACCCACCATAGAAGACGCGAGTTGACCTTGTTGGTACCGTGGAATCCTTGCCATGGGTTACGCTCCTGGCGGGGCAATCGGCCCCATATAACCGTTAAACGATGCTGACGGGGCTAACGGTGAGGGCCCGCCTATCGGGGTGCTACCGTTACCAAACAGCCCTAGTTTTTTGCCCGTAATCCACGAGCTGCCTAAGTTAGCTCCGCCGCTCAAAACTGACGAAATTAGGTTAGAACTGCCGGCCGACCGTGCTTGCGCGGCTTTCATTCGATACAAATTGGCCGTGGCTTCGCCGCGTTTCATAATCGCTTTAACCTCTTCATCTCCTCGGCGTATAGTTTCAGATAACACCACCATAGGGCTGCCTTCGAGCAACACGCCGCTGCTATTGTACGCTTGGGCTTGGTCTTCACGGAATGACAAAACGTCACGGCGCTTTACTTCGGCATCACGACGGCTTTCGGCTAACGCCAAATCGGCTTGAGCATTTAAGGCTTCCGCTTCACTCTTGGCCGCCCCACTACCGGCCATCCCGCCCGCTACGCCCATCAAGGCGGACAGCCCTTGCGTCACCATGTAATACTTACCAAGGTTGTTACTAGCCGCGCCACTGGACGAAGACACCGCTTGCGTGGCGACAGAATTACCGGCTGACAGGAGAGAGGTCATTCAAGCGTCCCCACATTTTAAAATCTCGACCATTAGAATACCGACGCATGATGCCTTCTGCCTGGAAACCGAAATGACGCATCCATTTGTCGTGTACTACGTCTGAAACGGCTGGACTCTGAAACCGGTCGACATTATGGGTTTCGGCTATCCTGTCCAGTTTTCCTTTTATCGTACGCAGGAATACCGCTGGGTATCGCGTTACATGGACTGAAGGAATCACCCACACTTCATAATTGCCAGGCCAGTTCTCGAAAAAACCAAAACAACCTAGTACACAGCCATCATACACCATAGTACCACCCAAGCCGATTTTAGATAGGGCGTCGTATTTGTCAGGGTTGGTAAGAACGTGGCTTTTCTCTTGCTCTCGGAGGTCCACCAAATCCAGATGCTCACTTTTAAAGGGCACCACTTTGGCGAAAGGCTTGCCGTTATTCATCAGAAGTGTCCGCAAAGACGTCCATAACCACAACCGTACAGGGCAGAGGCTTGTCTTGAACGAGGTACAAACTCTTTTCTAAGGCCCATTGGTCTTCATAAGGTTGCTCAAGGCTACCATTATAAAGGGGTGTTGGCCTATCCATCAAGTCGTTTGCTTCGTGGAACGTGATTTGTTGAAGGGTGTAAAGGTCTGTGCCAAAGCTAGCCCCGCCCGAGTTTAAGAATCGGAATACGGTTTTAGCAATATTACGTTTTTTCGATTGAGCCGACCCCGTAACGCCGCCTTGGTCGATGTTTAGCGTTTGAAGAATGCCAAGATACTTGAGGCCGACGTGAACAACGCTGGCTTGCTTCTCGAGGGTCAAGGCCCCCGACGCTACCACGCCATCATTTTCAGGCCCGCCATCGGCGCACACACCTACGGTTTCGCCTTCAAGGTGTTCGAGTCCTGACAGGCTATTGGTAGTCAAGTACCAAAACCCTGGGGCTACCGCCGATGTGCTGTCAAAGGTTTTTAACACCGTAGCGCTCACTTGAGTCGCGCTCGTATACCCTGTAATTTCAGCACGGCCACCGCCTTCGCCGTTCTCGTCATATGCCTTCCACACTTGGCGACCCACCATAGAGGCCGTGAACACCGACGCGGACGACGTAATGGTGATGCTACCCGTTGTCGCCGAAGGGGTAATTGTGGCCGACGCGGCGGTCCCGTAATCGCGCCCATCGTAGGTAGACGCCATGTCTAGGTGTACTGCGCCTTTTTGCTGTTCGTATTTGTAATTCTCATACCGTTGAAGGTCGGCTTCCTTGTTGCCTTGACCTGTGTAAAAATCGGTGACATCGGGGTAAACCGGCGGGTCGGTCATAAACTCTACGGAACGGTCTGTGACCCCGTTAATGACCCTTTCCACTATGGCCCAGAGTTGAACTTGAGACGTTGGGCGGCCCATGGTGCCGAACCAACGTACCTTGCCCCATCCTCGGTTTTTACCGTTCGAGTTTAAATGGCTGCCACCAAGGTAGTGGCGTTGCCAACCGGAGATGTCTTCTTTGTCTTTAAACGTCAAGGCCAGTACGGCGCCATCGTCTTTAGCCGCCCATATTAAATCGTTACTGCCTTGCTGGCCAAGAATCTGTCGAATGCCTGGGTACGTGAGATGGTCGGCAATCAGGTTACGGTCGGTCGAAATGTAACCGTCTACCGCATAATCAAACTCAAAACTCCGAAGAATCTGACGACCCCGTTGTACGTAAAACACCGTGGTGCCAAGTGATACCGGCATCACAGAATCGGCGCCATAGGTGTTGACCGACTTGGCTGTGATGTTTGTCGGGGTCAACGCCTCTTGTTCTGTCGAACCGTAAATGCGGCGTACCGTACCGAAGGTACCCGCCACAATAAACTTGTCGGTGTTGGCCAGCCACTCCACGGTGTTGACTTGGCCGTGGACAGGGGCCAACGTGAAAATAACTGCGTCCGTTGCGGCGGACCCAGTGGTGAAGTTATCGTATTGCGTGGTGCCGGTTGAGGGGGACTTACTCCCCCAAATGGATTCGGGTTTTGAGGCAGTGCCCCCGTGGAGTAAGCGGGCATCGCTGGTAAAGGTACAGGCCCGAGGGTACGACGCGTTCCCGATATGCTCGAGCTTACCCCCCGACGAATACGCCGTATAGGCCGACGTATCAACCACGACACCCGCCAATGTTTTAAGGGTGAGCGTGTTGGCCGTGGGCACTGTGTTGACCAAGTAGTGCCGGTGATTTAGTTGGGTCATACCGACAATGCTGTCGATGTAAACTTCGTCGCCTATGGCCCTGCCGTGAGACGCGGCGGTAATAACCCCTGGGTTTGCCGCAGTGGCTCCCGTAATGGTAACAGCCGTTGTGAAGGGGTCGGCGGTACGTGAGTAGCGGGCAATCGTCCAGCTTGTGTGGGCGGTGCGCGTCAGTTTGCGAGGCTCGTAAAACTGGTGGTCAAGGTACATGGTGTCGGCGTTTTGAGTGTACTGAATGCCCGAAACGTCAGCCGCCAAATAGGGTGTTTCAATTTCGTAAATCTTAGAGGCGGTCCCGCCGGACGAATACGCCGTGTACCCTGTCGAGTTAATCGCAGTGCCCAACCCGTCGGCCGTGGCCAACGAAAACGTGTCCGCTGTCAACTTAGTTATGATGTAGGACTTACCGTTTAGCTGAGTCATCCCCACAACATCGTTGATAAATGCCTCGTCACCCGTCGTGTACCCATGGGCCACACTGGTGATAACGCAAGGGTTGGCCTGAGTGGCCCCTGTTATCGTTTTAGCGGTTTCGGTGATGATGCCTTCGTCTTTGTAAAACCGAAAATACAGGTCGGACGCTTCAATTAGGTAGGCTTGGGTATCGTTAAACTGAAACGGGATAAACACCGCATCCCCGTTTAAACGAGTATGGTGGACACGCCGAAACCCTGGCCGATACCGGCAAGGGCCTTGAGAGATGATGAAAAAGTTTTGGGCCCGTGCCAAACCCCGTTTATAAATCGGGAGGTCGGTACGCCCGTACATGACGGGAGAAAGCTCCCCGCCAACGTAGTTAGACATCGCTACGTTTGACATGGTCATTAGTCGAGTACCGTGTACGCGTCGGCCACGTTACCCGTGCTACCTATCAATCGCGCCCTATGATATTTACTGCGTTGGATACGCCGAGGCGGGCGCTCTTGCCCGTCAATCGAAATGCCTTTAGGAAGGTCGGCCGCATACTGCGCCGACAGTTGTTCCACCAACCCTTTTTTAAGGGTGAACTTGTACCCGATTTTCAGGGCCAACGCCAAAGCCAACAGGTTGATAAACGCGGCGTCCATCTGTTGGGGGTCTTTAACGTCGTAAATGTACCGAAGCCCAATACTGGCCGCGCCGCCACTGTTCGTTAATAAGTTGCGGCCTTCGATGTCGTAGTCTAGCCCTTGGTCGATTTCACGGTCGCCGCCCGCGGACAAAAACCGAACAAAATCATTGGGGAGTGCGTATTGGTCGGCAAAGTCAAAGGCCGGAGTGCCTGAACGGAAAATGGTCACTCGCTTTTTAGCGAAGTTCCACACCCACTCGCGTAACAGTTGACGCCGCACTTGGTCGTAGTGTCGCGCACAAATCCCCTCGGCTGCCGTAGAAGGCGCCTCAATATCCGCGATTGACGGTTGACCTAAGAAGTCAAGCGCCAGGTTGCATATTTCAACTGGGGAGGTAGGCGCACTCACGTCGAATCCTTACGTCTAGGCGAACAGGGTGCCGCAATACGCAGCACCCGTCGTTACACCCTATTAACCTTGAGCGAACAAGCCAATAATGGATACAGTTCCGGCAGCAGAACCGACCGTATTGGCAGTCAACACAATGTCATAGCTTTCGAGTTTATTGAGAATGGTATGGCCCGCATGTTCAAAAATGCGCTTACCGAAGTTCTCAATGGCCACGTTGCCCATACCGTTCAAAGCCACACCAAAACCTAACTTGGCTGCGGTGGCAAGAGTTTGGCCATCCATGAATACGTCTTTCGTAATCACAGCGCCCAAGTCAGGACGGTATAACCCCAAATCAAAATCCGTACCAGAAGTGATGGCGTCACAACCGACAAGGAAAGCGATAGGGATAAGGTTAGGGTCTACGTTCTTAAAGAACCGGTACTTAGAACCGTCGTCGTCTGCGGCGGCGAGTTCTTCGGTAGCGTACACCGCTTGAATCGGAGTCCCGTGTGCGTTGTACGCGGCAAGCAGTTTATTAACGACGTTGCCGGTAATAAGGTCGCTTACGTATTTATCTTCAACAGCCATTGTGTGGCCCTCCAAAGGTTAAGAGTAATGGGGAAAAGCCTCTGGTTTCCCAGAGGCTTACGATTAGTCGGTGGTGGTGACTTTTTGGACGAGCTTACCTTCGGTACGTACGGCACCAAAAATACCAGTGACCTGGATTTGTTTGGTGTCTACGTAGTCGGGGCGGTCTTTCACAGTCACGCGCACTTCACGGGCAATGCCCAGAGCCACAGCGTCTTTAACCATAGCCACACAGTTACGTACACCGCCGGACACAGCAAGCACAGGCTTACGGGCCGAGGCGCCGAACTTCACCAGTTTTAAACCAGTGGCTGTCTGCATACTTCCGCCTTCGAGGGCGAACTGACGCGTGTAATCACCACTGGTTAGGGTGGCAATTTGCATCATGGTGGTGTGTTCGTCACCCGCAATACAGAAGTATTTATTCACGTCTTCATCGTTGCCGACTTCATAGTCAATCCAGTTTTGGTGGATTTCCATCAGCTTGGCAAGAGTCAAACCGCCGGTGGCTGTCACGGTAAACACGCCATCGGTGGCAGCGGTTACAGTGGTTTCAAAGTCACGGCCCGTTTGCACATCAGCCAAAGCGGCTTCGATGATGATACGGTCTTTGACCCGTTCCATAGCGCGCTGACACTGTGCGGCCAGTTGCGAGGAAGGGTTGGACAGCATACCTTCGACGTCCATGTCGTCCACGAAAAGCGTGACGACGAAACGACGACGGGTAATTTTGCGGCGGAAGAACTCGATGTCATCGACTTCCGACTTGTTAAAACGGCCAGTCAGTTCGCGGGCTTCGACATCCCCCAAACCGTCATAAGCAAACCGGTCGCCTTGGATAGGCAGAACCATGGCGGCTTCTTGCAAACGAGAGGCTTTTTGTTGAGCCTTCAAGTGCATCCGGTCGGTAAACTTAGTAATTAGATTTGTGTCAATGGTATCCATTGGCATAGCGAAACACTCCTATCTTCTATCGGGTACAGGGGCGTCGCACTACCCGTTAGAACGGATGCTTCTTGCGGGATTGACCGCCTTCAGATGGACGTCAAAGACGCTACCCATCACTTTGCCAAAAGTATAACGCCTACTACCAGGTTAGGCAATAGGCGTTCATACATCGTGCAACGTCTTATTTCTTTTTAATGCCGTAAAGCGCGTTGACTTCGGCGTTTACCTTCTCGTGGTCGGGGTGCGTGTGGTCTTCAAACGCAGGACTGGCCATGAGTTTCATTGCATGTTGACGTTTCTCGGCGTCCGACTGCATTGTCGAAGTGGTTCCCTCTTTACTGAAGGTATCCTCCGAAATGAACTTGGCCCGAATGTTTTCCGTAACAAGAGCTAAACGGACAAGCTCCTCGTTCGACATGTTTTGGGCGGCTTTTTTGCTGTCTTCGTCGCCCGTCATCTCGAGTAATTTACTGACGTTGTTCTGCACCTGCTCTGCACGAGCCCCGAACTTTGCCACCATTTTGTTGGCGTAGTCAAAGTCGCTCTCGTTTTTAGCGTTCATCGCGGTTTCAAAAAACTCTTTGTTGGCTTCGACAAAACCCACGTTGAGCATCTTAAACGCTTGCGGGAACTTCTCTTTAGGCACCCCCAAGAAGTGGGCCACCTCTTTAAGTTTTTGAATGTACGCGGGGTTGTTGGCCCCTGCGGCAGCATCGACAAACTCGCCGATGGCCTTCAATTCTTCCGGCCACTCATCAGGGGGCACTTCGTAGTCGTCAGCTTTTTCGGGGCGACCAAGTGCGTTATAGAACTTATCCCATTCTTCGGGCGCCGCATCGGGTTTAGGCATCCCTTCAACACGCTGGCCGAGTTTCGACTGTAACCCCGCCATGTCTTTCAAGAAACGCTCTGTTGGGTTTTCGGACTTTAGAATGTCCTTAAGCCATGGTGCGTCTTTCATATCATCAGGGATGTGCTTTTCCCACTCAATGGCGGGAGGTTTATTGGCGTCATTCTCAAGCGAGGCCACTGCGTCTTCGGCGGCTTTTGCTGCGTCAAACTCTGCGGGGGCGGGTGCAGGCGTAGCGGCAGGGTCGTTTCCTCCGCCACCGCCTAAGTCTCCGTCACCTTCTGGGGTGTTAAAACACCATAGGTGCCTAACACTAAACTTCGTCTTCTTCGCTAAACTCATCTGCTGCCTCCAAATTGAACTCGATTTTAACAAGGGATTTTGCCGGAATGAGCTTTCGAGTCGTTAGGTACACGTTCCGACGTGCTTCATTGTACACGGTATTGTCGGTGAAAATCTCACCGGTCTGTGGGTTTGCGTGAACACTGGGTTTATGAAACCCGCATTCTTCCATAAGAAAACGGAACACGTCCCGTCCGGCTTCCGTATTGGAAACCTTGATGAACGCATTCCGTATCCTGGCCGCTTTGGCTTTTCTCGCTTTTTCCTGTTTTTCCTTGGCGACGCGAAGCGCTTCTTCGGTTTCCAAGGCCTCTGTAGGACTCTCTTTCCTTCGTGCTTTACTCACGTTTACCCCTCCGACTCTCATACTCTTTAGCTTGGCTTTCATGCAGCTTTTGCGCGTACCTGTCCGCCGCTTTTGTAGAGTTAAAAATACCTAAATGCTCCCCCGTTTGTTTATATCTTTGCACTGTTTGCTCTGGGGACATCATATACCCCCCTGGATGAACCGTAGGAAGTAACACTTCTTTACCGTCTATGTTAAAAGAACTACTGGCTACCGTGGAGTACATTCCGTTACCCCTTTCAACAATAGGCCTTGCTTTCAAGTCAATGTTGCCAGGGACAATAACCCCACCACGGTTATCCACCCCCTCCATAAAGGTAGCCCCTGCTTTCATAGGGGCCCTATTAGCCACGCTGGCGTTAAACAGCGCCCCTAACGTACTCATGCGGCCAGCCCTTCTATGCCTTCCACCGCTTTAGCCGATTGGGCCATGTTGCGAGCGGTTTCAGATTGTTCTTTTTCGGCTGCGGCCTTAACCATAGCCTCTTGTTGTTTTTGACGTGCTTCACGGACCTTTTTAACTGCATCCAGAGATTTCATCATTTCAGATGGCGCCCCTGTCAGTTCGCGTACACGACGAATCGTTTTATCAATATCGATGTTATCCAACACTTCTGGCAACACACCGGCCACGTTGGCAGCGGTGGTGAGGGTATGTTCAATCCCGATAAGGGCTTCGGCTTGCATGATGCGAGCGGCTGGCGAAATGAACGTAATTTTATAAATCTCTTTTTCAGCGTCTATCAACTCCTGAATTTTTTCAGGGATGTATGTAGGTATTTTACCTTCTGCCAGCATTGTAGCCTCTAAGGCAGACCCACGTTCTACCCCAAAAATACCTTTACGATAAAGGATTTTGAACACGCGCTCGAGAAGCGGGATGAACAGCTCGGCAATCTGCCTCGAGTAAATCGTACCCAACGACTGGCCACGGAGACGGTCGCGTAGCATGACCTCGGGGTTTTGCATCCGTTGTTGGCTGTTGAAATCGAGCAAGCGGTCAATGAAGAACGCGTTTTTAATTTCTTCGCGCAATTCAGTAATGCGAGCGTAGGTGCTATTCAGTTCGCCACCTTCCACAATCGGTTCGACAGGGCGGTGATTGCCCATGTTCATACGACCGGACACGCTGAATACGTTAATAGCGCCGGCCGATGTATCAATCACGCCGCCACCCAAAGTGCCATCATCGAACACGGCCAAAGGCGGGTCGAGAGATTTTTCAATGGCGATAATCGATGCTTCACGAATGGCGTTAATCTCGGTCACATCCGACAGGGCTTCCATACCTGGGCTGCGACCGTACACTTCACCCATCATTTTCCAAAAACGTGTAACAAAAATCGGCATTTCATTAAAGCCGGATTCTTTCAGGACTTTCTTCGTCTTCATTTCAATGTGAATGGAGGCAATAGGCATGTCTTGAACGCCATATTTACGAGGGTCAAACTCCATGCGGGGTTCAATTGCGTGGAGAACCCTTACTTTATCGTCGGCGCATCCGCTGCCCCATTTCTCTTGCAACGGTGCGGACAGGTTTTCCAGCCCGTACTCCAACACCATTTGGCGGAGTGTCAGTTCTTTTTCAACGAATACGGTATCGACAAACCCGTCTTTGCCTTCACCCACTACAAACCGTTTAATGTCCACCGCGCTAAACTGAACGGGGACATCGAAACTATCATTCTCAAACGCAGCGATACCGGATACACCAAAGGCTCCTTGGTCGGCCATGTACTCTTCAAGCGCTGTGCCAAAGCCTGCGCGAGGGTGGTCTACCGTCTCAACAAGAATCTGCGTTGCTTTTTCATAAAACGCTTTAGTTTCGTCGTCTTCAAACGGCGTACCTTGAAGCGCTGTCGGCGGTTCTAATTGTACCGATTTGGCCCCGTTGGGCCACAACGCGCCAATCATGCTGGATTTAAATAAATGGTTGGCTTGGCTGCCGGAACGGTCAAATAAACGACTGGTAAGGAACTCACCTGGCTGTACGTCTGCCACAAAACTCTGTTTGCGAGTCATGATGTATTCGCCAAGGAGTTGGTATAGCGGTAGCCACGGTGCTTTTTCATCCGACATCTTACGATACCGGTCGATGATTTGTTGTGGCTTGTTCTTCAC